CACAATCACAATACCTTGTCAAGTTTTCTGCCAAGAAAATGTTTATATTTACCTTCCTGAACGCGGCAACGGTCAACCAAACGCTCAAAAGTATTGTTCTCTAGGTTATGGAGCATCTTCTCAATACGGTTATTGCGAATAAACTCCATCCAGTGAGGATGCGTTTCATCAAATTTCTTATCATAATAACGAGGAGGACGCATCTTCTTACCGTTAATAACAACATAATCATTAGCATAGCATTCTTCGCCATGATCTTCGAGCCATTTTGCACCTATGCCAGGACGATTAGAAGCAACCATGAATTCAGGAATGCGACCTTTATAGTGAGAAGGAGCGTCTTTACCTGTCTGTTTTTTAACTATATAGCGGGCAACATAGGCAGCAGAATCAAAGCTAAACTCACCAATAAGATGCATACCATATTTCCATACTTTGGCAAAACGAGAAGAAGTATAAGTATTATAACCGTCTGTACGGAACCGAAAAATTTTGTCATCAAAATCAATATTAAACAAAATGTAATGATAATGGGGACGACCATGAAGTTCACCATATTCACCACAGCCAAGAAAGCGAATACCACTGCCATACTCACGACGAAGATTTTTCATGAAAGTCTGATGAAATTTCTTGCTTAAGCTTTTATCACGTGGCAAATGATAATCGTCGAAAGTGCAAGTAACGAAATAAGCAGAAGACGAAGAACGGGCTTCGTGAACAGCACGGACAGCCCACTGTCTACTATTTTTCGAGACGACAACCGATACATTGTTTACAGAACAACGAATGAAACGACTATCGCCAGCAAGCTCAGGGTGAGAGGCAAGGCTACCGTAAAAACTATAATGTTGTTTTCCATTTTTCGTAATCGCTCCTTCAACTGGGTACATAAGAATAGGATTATAACAAACCATATTAATCACCTGTACCGATTGTATCAGGATTAAATCAGAATGTCAAATCCTAAATCCACCTCGTCCTACTCTTTTAAAATTTCTACGGCGAGATCTGGAGGTACGCCGAAAAAGACGGCGAGAACCTCGTTTAGATAAGCGACGTCGTCTCATTTAGCATCCCTCCAAGAACCGAAAAAACGGCTAGCTTTTTTAGTATCATTTTTATTAGCAACTGGCTCAACAAGTTGAGCAACATCGGTTTGAAAGTCCGAAGCAACCTTTTTAGCAGTCACGGTATTGATCGAAGCTTTACCTTTCAGAGCTTCGATAAGATCTACAACTTCCTGAATAAAAGGGACAACAACAGAAACGATAAAAGTAAGAATCATAGTAGTTTTGTTAGACATAAAATTTATCTCCTTCCAAAATAGCGACCTCCGAGGAAACCTATAACATTTTTGACAGTAGAACCAATACCACTAGCGACAGATCTAGGAGCACCTGTAAGACTTTCGATATTCTTATAGAAATCACGTTCCATACCTGCCATTTCAGTTTGAATATTATCAAAAGCGGCGGCAGAGTTAGCACGATTAGCAGAAGCAATATTATTCAAAACTCCAGAGCTAAGGTAAGAACCTTGAAGACGAAGATTTTCAAGCTCCAGATTCATCTTCTCAAGCTCGTAACCAAGACGTTTCTCATAAGTCTGCTCACGAAGATTCAGATCGTTTGCAAGAATACCGTTCTGAAGAACTGTACCATGGGTACTCTGACGCACAGAATCGGCTTCTGCGACGTTTTTATCAATTTGAGATATTGCAAGATGCTCGGCATTCTTAGCCTGCCTTTCAGCGGCACTAGCGGCTTTAGCAGAATTCATAGTAGAACCTATGTCGCTCATACCTACAGAAGCGGCTGAAGCTCCAGATATAGAACCGCCTATACCATTAGTTGCAGCAAGAATAGGGTTAAGGCCGGCCTTGCGCATATCTTCTACAGCCCATTGATAACGATGTTTATAGTTCTCAACATTCCACGCATTAGCCTGTGCAGCATTAGCGGAATTATAATGATTCTGAACAGCAGATCCAAAAACAGAACCAGCTACGCTGCCTAAAGTATCAGAAAGCCAAGACATAAAACCAACTCCTTCTAGAAGTGATCAACAAGGCCGGGCGTACCAAACATAGGCATAGGACGCACAGTAGTGTAACGGAAGCCTATATCAAGCAAAAACTCAGGCTCACTAGGAACAGCGATAATGCGATCAATAGGCGGATTTTCAACAATAAACTCTTCGTTGAGAGTTGGAGCATTTTTAAAGAACTGGGACAAATGCCACTTATCCAAAGAACCACTAACTACAGAACTACGGAACTTGCCTGTAATCTGCGAAGGTTTATAGCGATATTCGGCATAACGTTCCTGATAGCCAAAAACAGTTTTATCAGCTTCAGAGCCTTGAGCATAGATCTCACGAAGCTCAATAGCCTGTTCGCCAAGATGAGCGAATGTAGGCCAATAAAAATCATAAACAGTAGAGCGAAGCCACATCTTGTTAATGCCCTGCTGATAGGTTAAGTCAGCACGAGCGCAAACAAAGCCTATAATATAGCCGTGTTCAACAAAAGACTTAGTAAAGCCATGGAACTTAGCGGCAGTAACACCATAAGCAGAAAGATTGCCTTGAGGAGAGGTGTCGTCGGTTGCAGAAGTTTGAGCTATTGGATTGACATTTACCATTTTGGTAAAAGAGCCAAGAAATTCAGGACGCTGAAGACGGGCGTCTGGAGAAACTACACCAAAGAAAGAGCGGAGCACTTCTGTATACCGACTACCACCACGAGCAAGACGTTCATAGAATTTCTGCATCTGGAAAGCAGTACGAAGACTGTTGATTGTAAAGATACTTGAAGTGTCCAAATCAACATAAGAATCATTGCCAAGGTAAGTAGAAGCAACTTGAGCAGTCATAGTTACCGAACCATTGGTATTACCAGCAAAACCACCTATGCCACTATAATCAGAAGTTGAACCATAACGGTTAAACTTAATAGAGTTATTACCGCTTGCAATTCTACGACCGCCTGAAGAAGAGGATTCACCGCCATAAGCAGTAACAGCGGCGAGCTCAGAATCGGTACTATGGAGAAGAAAACCAGTACCAGGTGTAGGGTCAACTATAGAAGCAGTACCAGCAAGACCTATAGAAACACCAGGTCCTTTCTGTGTCCACGGAAGAGCAGAAGTAAAGTAATCATGACGCTTACCACGAGGCGGACAGGCTAAGCCGGGAACAATACTGGTACCTGACGTGAAAACCCAAGAAGGCTGCTCGGAAGCTCGAGCAGAGTTCAAAACTTCGTTGGTATCGCCTTTCTGAATCTTGACGGATTTCTGGAGGTTTTCGTCTCTAAACCATTCATTCCAAATAAGGTAAACACCACGAAATGGAAGAGCGCTAATACCAGATATATTACCAGACGTATTCACGGGCAAGCCGAAATAGTCCCAAAGAGAGCCTATATAGGCATTTTCAGAGTTACCAGTAGCAGAAACAACAGGGATAACATAATCAGTGCTATCATCAGGGTCTTCCTGCTCAAAGCAGAAGTTCTGCCAATGTTCCCAAACGAGGCGGTTTGGTACAAAAAAGAAAAACCAGTCCAGATAAATATTATCCATGATAGGCTTAATAGGAGTAGCCAAGCGAGCGAAGTAATTAACAGACATACGAGTAGTATCACCAGGCAAAACCTCATCAACAAATACAGGTATAAGCTTGCCTGAGTTAAACGTTGTCTTATAAACATGAGAACGGTCGAATTTAGTCCTTTTCATGTACATTGCAGGAGCATCGCTGAAGCGATGTCCTCGAACTCTTAGTTTTTTTTCGAGCCAAAATTTCACCTTCTTCGAAGTGTAAACTATATAACTAAGCAATTATTATTAGGTTTTAGATTATTTTTGCGTCACCTACGCCAGTTACATCAAGTAAGTTAACTGGCTTCGGTGACGACTATTTTGTGTTTCTTCATTATTTTGTTCTAAAGTATTACTTTTTTCTTGTGTTTGTTCACTACTTACGGACTGTTGTGGTTTGTCGAAGGTATATTTACTACCATACAGACCTTGTTGTTGGAGATATTCGAGCGTTGCAGGATCATTCAAATGGTTGATGAAATTCATAGGATCGTGACCGAATTTTGCTCGAACATAAGCGGGTAAACTGTAGAATTCTTCACGAACTCCGGACACAAGCTCAAGAGCTGTACTGTAGTCGCCGGGAAGCGTTGCATCTCCGAACTGCAGGTAAGCATATTGCGAACTATCGCCGAGGTCAAGAGTCATGATACCTTTCTGACCGTCTGCATACTTGTTTACGATGTAATTGATATCAGTTTCCTCTTTCTCGTCCTGAACTGTAAGAGAGGGCATGGTAAACTCAATACCGCAATGATCATGTTCTTCTACAGGATCGTAAGCTGTCTTAAATTTCATAATTTCACCTCCTTTCGCAGGCGCCTAGACGCGGCGGGCGTGGCGTACAAAAAAAGGGCGATCTCCGTGAGATCGTCCTTTTTCTGATACGCTCTTTATTAGATTATCATTTAGTAGAGTTATTGTCAACAGTCTGCACATATTCTATGGCGCGACCAACCATGACAGGAATACGGGACTCGTCACAATTCTCAATGTAATAGCGACCATCGCTGTCACCGAGATTGCCAATATAGTAAAGAGAAAAATCTTCAGGATACTTTTTAATAAGCATTTTATCATCGTTAACTATACCTTCAAAAGCTCGCAGAGCAAGCATATCATTATGGTAAACCTGTGGAGGACTGAACTGTTCAGCCTTGGAATCATAAATGGAATAAAGTCTCAACGGAACCATCTCCTTTTCTAAATGCAACTAAATACCTACGAATCATAAGATATAGCGTAGCTGATATGATGAAATAATCATTATCAAGGCGAATAACCCTAGAACCATCAGGCTTAAGACGGTAAGCGGCATATTTACTACCACGAAAAGAGTAATCAAAAGAAATATTACGCTCACGACAGAAATTTTTAACAGCTTCAAGTTCACTAATAAGCATCACCTCATTTCTGATTTAATGATAACACAATCACAATACCTTGTCAAGTTTTCTGCCAAGAAAATGTTTATATTTACCTTCCTGAACGCGGCAACGGTCAACCAAACGCTCAAAAGTATTGTTCTCTAGGTTATGGAGCATCTTCTCAATAC